CGGTAAATACCTAATAAACGGTAAACCTATTGATAAATGCACGGATGAAGAAAAGCAATTTTTAATAGGAGCAGCACAAAGACATACTATTTTTAATTTCCAAAATATTGCTGAGTATTATGCCCACTCATCTGCCGAGTGTCAAAGATTGATGGAGGATAGTGCTATGGTTATAGTAGATTTTGATTCAGCTATAGCGCAAGGATTTGTGCGTTTGGATGATGAGTTGGCAAGGTTGTTTATAGAGGGGCACGGCCTTGATTGCGACGAATAATAAAATATTAAGCCATAGAAATTTTGCAGTTTTTATCTTATCGCACGGAAGACCGGATAACGTAAAGACCTACAGCACTCTTCGCAGGTGCGGCTATACCGGAGAGATTTATATTGTTATAGACGATGAGGATAGTTGCCGTGATAGATATAAGGAAAACTTTGGGAGCCAGGTTATTATTTTTAACAAAAAACATGCTGCCAAGGTAACTGATGTTGGAGATAATTTCGGCAAACGAAACTCAGTGGTATTTGCAAGAAATCAAAATTTTATTATAGCCGAAAACCTAGGTTTAAATTATTTTTTGCAGCTTGATGATGATTATGGATCATTCCAGTGGGCGGTGGATAATAACAACAAATATATTTCATCAGGACGGGGAATTACTTTGCTGGATAGTATTATTTCTGTAATGATAGATTTTCTTGACGTAAGCGGCGCAGCGTGTGTCGCGATGGCACAGTGCGGTGATTTAATGGGTGGAAGTAAAGGCACTTTAATAAAAAAAATAAAACAAGGGAAATTTCTTCGGAAGGTTATGAATACATTTTTATTTAATGTCAGCAAGCCTGTCAAGTTTTATGGGCGCATGAACGATGATGTTAATATGTGCGCTGTCAATGGAAGTAGAGGAGCGCTTTTTGTTACTATTCCAAGATTGATGGTTAATCAGACTGAAACTCAATCGAATGCAGGCGGGCTAACCGACATGTATCTTGAATATGGGACATTTGCCAAATCATTTTACTCAGTAATGTATATGCCATCATGTACAACAATTACAGTTATGGGGCATAAAAATAAAAGATTACATCATAGAATAAAATGGAACAACGCAGTGCCTGCTATTATTAATGATAAATACAGGAAACTTGCATGAGGGCGCTTGTTATTGGTGGAGCAGGTTTTATAGGCAGCAATCTATGTGCTGCGCTTGCTGAGGATAGACATTCGATTGTTAGCTTAGATAGTTATCTGATTGGGAGTAAAAAAAATCATGTAGATGGTATAAGCTACGTTAAAGGAAGTGCCCAAGAAATAAGTAAGTTATGCAAAGGGCATAGATTTAACACGGTTTTTCATCTTGGCGAGTACTCAAGAGTAGAGCAGAGCGTTGTTGAACCGGATAAGGCTATCCAAAATATCTATCAGACACTGCCAGCAGTGTTGGAGTATTGCAGGGCTAACAATACTAAACTTATCTATAGTGCATCAAGCACAAAATTTGGTGACGCGCAATCTCCGTACTCAGTTGCAAAACAATTAAATGCGCAGCTTGTTGATTTTTATATGGCCTTTTATAAGCTGCCGTATGTTATTACTTATTTTTACAATGCATATGGCCCTGGAGAAATTGAAGAAGGGCCATATGCTACTGTTGTCGCAAAATTTATTAAAGCAAAAAGGGATAACAAAAGTGTTATAGTTTCGCGGCCTGGGACTCAAAAACGAAACTTCACTTTTGTGCAGGATATCGTGCGCGGGTTAATTATTGCGGCAGAGTATGGATTTGGCGATGGGTATGGTATTGGATCAGACGACGCATATTCAATAATCGACCTATGCGACATTATAGGGGTTAAATATTCTCTCGGTGAATACTCAAGTGCAAATAGAATGACAGCCCAACTGGTTGATAAGAAAATCAGAGAACTTGGGTGGGCTCCAACAAAAAAGCTGGATGACTATATAAAGGAATCGCTGTAATTATATGAGAAAAAAACGATCTGACAGCGGTGCAGTAAAGCAGGAGGCATTGCAGAATGTCTTGAACGGTGTGCCTGCATCGCCAGACTATGTACAGCTTGATGATGAAGCCAAGCCGTTTTGGGAGGCCATCATAAGTACCAAACTGCTCGATATGTGGACGTCTAACGATTTAGTTTTAGCTGCAAACCTGGCGCGTATCTATGTTGATATTGAATATTTTAATAAAATTATTGCCACAAAAAACCGCGTTGGTAAATACAATGATCGTTTTGAAGTGAGCGCATTTCATAAGGTTTTGGTTGATTTACAAGCACAAGCCATTGTGTTATCCAAACTGTTGCAGATCCATCCACGCGCTACGCATGGAGAGGCTAAAGAGCAAAAACACCGCAACAGGGCGCACAAAGAAGCGATGATGAGCGCTAAAGAATTGCAGCACGAAAGGCTGTTTGCCAAACCTGCACAGCGCCACTAATGGCCAAACGTAGCGCCAATATTATAGAGTTTATCGAGGCTTATTGCCGTGTGCCTGAAGGCGCTCTTGTGGGCCAGCCTATCAAACTAGCGCCCTTCCAGAAGAAATTTATCCGCGCAGTCTACGACAACAAACATATTACCAGGCGGGCGTATTTATCCATGGCACGCAAGAACGCCAAGACAGCTACTATAGCCTGTTTAGTGCTGGTGCATATCGTAGGGCCTGAAGCTATGGCGATAGAAAACGCGCAGATTATAAGCGGGGCAAGATCTAGGGATCAGGCGGCGCTAGTATTCAAGCTTGCTGAAAAAATGGTAAACATGTCAGATAAACTGAGCGCGGCAATTAGGATTGTGCCATCACAAAAAATGCTTATCGGGCTGGCGTGTAATGTTGAATACCGCGCTATATCGGCAGAGGGTAAAACAGCACACGGCCTATCACCGGTGTTAGCCATCCTCGACGAAGTGGGCCAGATCAGGGGCCAGACGGATGCGTTTGTTGACGCTATAACTACAGCACAGGGCGCTCACGAGAACCCGTTATTGATTGCTATCAGTACGCAGGCGCCTACTTCTAACGATCTGTTTTCGATCTGGCTTGATGACGCTGCGAACAGCAAAGATCCGCGCATAGTCTCGCATGTATACGCAGCAGATAAAGATGCGGATGTTATGAATGAAAAGGCGTGGTACGCATCTAACCCAGCGCTAGGGTTGTTTCGCTCTATCGACGATCTTCGGGAACAGGCTAAACAGGCGGCCAGAATGCCCAGCGTGGAGTCATCATTTAGAAACCTGTGTCTGAATCAGCGGGTGGTTGCTGAGTCTTTATTTGTGTCTCGGTCTGTGTGGGAATCCTGTGGTGATGAGCCAGAGTTATTTAATGAAACCGATCTGGTATGGTGCGGGCTTGACCTATCTAAACGCACTGACCTAACGGCGTTTGTTATGGCCCAGCGGCATGGTGATGTATGGATGATCAAACCGTATTTCTGGACGCCGTCAGTGGGGTTGGTAGATCGCAGCACCAGGGATAAAGTGCCCTATGATATCTGGGCGGCATCTGGTGTTTTGCGTACTACGCCGGGGGCTACAGTTGATTATGAGTATGTTGTTAGCGAAATAGTAGAGTTGTTAGAGTCATTTAAGATCGGAGGTATAGCGTTTGATCGATGGCGTATTGATGATTTTAAAAAAGAGCTTTCAAGGGTCGGCGTAGATCTGCCAATGATTGAGATCGGCCAGGGATTTAAGGATATGACCCCCAGCCTTGAAGCGCTAGAAGAGGCGTTGCTTAACAAACGAATGAGCCACGGAATGCATCCGGTCTTAACTATGTGCGCGGCTAATGCATCTGTTACATCAGATCCAGCGGGCGGGCGTAAACTGGATAAATCTAAAACGACAGGGCGAATTGATGGCATGGTGGCCCTTGCTATGGCCGTCGGCATTGCTGGACGGGTTGAGGAGATTGACACATCTAGCGTCTATGAAAGTCGTGGGGTGGTAGTATTATGAGCGATGACATTATGTGCGTGAAACAGGTTGCTGGTAGGCTAGGCGTTTCGGTCTATACAGTATACGCTCTAATGCGGGCTGGTGAATTGCGCTACATATCAGCAGGGATAAAAAAGGGCTATCGGGTGCCTGGTTGGGCTGTACTTGAATTTGAGCGGCGCAGATTATCGGCAGAACATGATTTAATAAACGAATAAATATAACAATACACCGCAATAATTGCCCGGTAGATTCGATTCTAGCGGGTTTTTTTATGTCGATTTTATAGTTTTATACTACCGTTTGCGCAAACTATAGCCGTGTGGTTAGATTAAAAAAACATGGTGATATTATTATAGTGGTTGAGTATATCCCTGATCTGCTAACGATTTCTGGCTTATCCCTTCTGGGATACGGCCTGTATTTGTTCGCGCCCTGGGTTGCCTATGTTGTCTGCGGCGGTCTTGTCTTTACCGGCGGCGTAGCGCTTACCATAGCGCAGGCGAGGCGCAAATAATGGGGCTGCTATCTTCTATTATCGAGAGTCGCTCCATCCATCAACGTGATCCGGCTATAGCTGAGTGGTTAGGTGGGGGGGGTAATACCGCTTCAGGTGTTGCTGTTACTCCAGACACCGCCATGAGAGAGGCCGCCGTCTACGCTTGCGTTAGAGTGCTTGCCGAGTCTGTTGCACAACTCCCGCTGTTTGTTTATCAGCGTCGCAAATCTGGCGGAAAAGACAAGGCCAGTGATCACCAATTATACAACCTGTTGCATAACCAGCCTAATCGCTGGCAGACAAGCTTCGAATATCGCGAATCTTTAATGGGCGCGGTAACGCTGCGGGGCAACGCAATCAGTCGCGTAGTATCTACGGGCGCGGGCGCTGTATCTGAGCTAATCCCGTTAATGCCTGATCGAGTAAAAATATTCAGAGCACCTGACGGGCGCAGGGCTTATCGATATCAGCCGGAGTCTGGACAAGCTGAAATTTTGTTACAGAACGAAGTGTTTCACGTACCGGGCTTATCGCTGGATGGCTTAAGCGGATTAGCTCCGATCACCCATCATCGCGAAACTGTTGGAGCGTCATTAGCACTTAGAGAGTTTGGCGCTAGATTGTTTAAAAACGGGACACATATTGGAACTGTATTTGAGCACCCTAACAAACTGACTGAGCTATCACAAAAGAATTTAAAGAAAAGTCTTGACGAGAATTTTGCTGGGATTGCCAACGCGAATCGTGCCATCATCCTTGAAGAAGGGATGAAGATTGCAAAACTCGGCATGACATCAGAGGACGCACAATACTTGGAGAGCCGTAAATTCTCCCGCTCCGAGATAGCAAGTATATTTCGTGTACCACTGTATAAAATCGCAGGTGATACAGAGTCGACAAAAGGTTGGTCAACGCTCGAACAGCAATCTACTGACTTTGTTACTGATACACTCATGCCGTGGCTGGTGCGCATTGAGCAGGCCATTGCACGCGACCTATTAACAGAGGCAGATAGGCGCAACGGGATATTTGTAGAGTTTAACGTGATGGGTTTATTACGCGGTGATGCTGCGGCGCGATCAGCTTATTACACAGCGCGATTCAATACCGGCAGTTTATCACCTAACCAAATCCGCGAATTGGAAAACGAGAACCCGCAAGAAGGCGGCGATGTTACCTTTGTCCCGCTGAATATGATCCCCATAGATCAGGCAGGTCGTCCAGACGCAAAAACAGAGAGGGTCGCATAATGAGCGATGGTCAAGAAATCGAACGGCGCAGTATGGACGTAGAGCTGCGCATTGAGCGGCGAGATGATGGGCCTGCAAAAATCGTAGGCCATGCGGCGGTATTCAACTCTCTGTCCGAGGATCTAGGAGGGTTTAGGGAACAGATAGCACCAGGCGCTTTCGCCGAAGCTTTAAAAACCGATGACGTTAGGGCGCTGTGGAACCATAACCCTGATTACGTTCTTGGCCGCAATAGAGCAAAAACGTTAGTTCTATCTGAGGATGCACGCGGGCTTAAAATTGAGGTAGATCCACCAGACACACAATTTGCCCGTGATCTGATGGTGAGTATAGAGCGCGGCGACATATCACAAATGTCGTTTGGTTTTTCAGTACGAGCAAATGGCCAGAATTGGGGCAAGGATGATGACGGGAAAAATATCAGGACTCTGACTAACGTCAGGCTCTACGATGTATCGCCCGTTACCTATCCTGCCTATCAGCAAACCGACGTTGCTGTCCGTAGCATGGAACAGTGGCAAAAGGCGAACGTGCCGGACTACAGCGTAAAGCTGCGGCACTTGCAGTTAATAGGGCTGGAATAAATAGTCCGAACGTTAGATAAATTAAATTAAATAGGGGTAATCAAAATGGCTGACATTAAAGAAATCCGAAATAACAGGGGTAAAGCGATTGCTGATGCCCGTCTGATCCTTGAAAAAGCAGACACTGAAAAACGATCAATGACATCTGATGAAACCGGACAGTATGACAAACACATTGCCGATGCTGTACGCCTGAAGGCTGATATTGATCGGGAAGAGCGTTTGCAAGAGCTTGAACGTGAGGCGGCTGAAACCGCATACCGCAAGGACGAGGGCAAACAGGAAGAGCGCAAAGAAAGTAAACCACAATCTGCACGGTCTACTGATGAATATCGTAGCGCATACGAGCGTTTTGTGCGCGGTGGTGTAGCAAGCCTAACAGGTGATGAAGTGCGGGCGCTATCGTCTGGCACGGATACGCAAGGCGGTTATTTGCTTATGCCTGAACAGATGGTCGATGGTATTTTGAAAGGTGTCGATAACGCGGTATTTATCCGCCAGCGTGCGACTAAATTCCAGGTGCCGACTGCAACGAGTCTGGGCGTGCCTACGTTGGACGCTGATCCATCAGATGGCGTATGGACCACCGAACTAGCAACAGGCGGTGAAGACAGCACAATGGCTTTTGGCAAACGCAAACTGGA